CCTAACAGAGTATCTTGACGGGAAAGGATACGAATACACGATTAAAGATAGTAAATACTTTGGTCTGCCAAATGATGAGGAAGAATATGTATCACCAGAATCCATTGCGTCTTTTGTTAGATCTCTGGGACTGCCATTTAAGATTCGCGACTACCAACTCAAAGCACTTTTCACGGCAATTAAGCAGCGTCGCAAGTTATTACTCTCGCCTACAGGATCTGGAAAATCGCTGATCATCTATGGTCTGGTCCGTTGGCATATTAAAGCGGAGCGAGAGATCCTAATCATTGTGCCTACAGTCTCTCTAGTCTCGCAGTTGAAGCAAGACTTCAAAGACTACGGGTGGAAAGCAGATTCATATGTCCATCAGATTATGGGTGGACAAGAAAGGTATGTAGAAGCGCCTGTTGTTATCTCTACATGGCAGAGCATCTACAAAGAGCCTAAGAAATTCTTTGAAAGGTTTGATGTAATCATTGGCGATGAAGCACACCTGTATAAGGCGAAGAGTCTAACAGGTATTCTAAATAAATGTCACGATGCCCGCTATCGTGTAGGTCTGACAGGGACCTTAGATGGTATGTATAGTCACCAGTTAGTGTTGGAGGGTCTATTCGGACGCTGCGATAAGGTGACAACCACTGTCGATCTAATGAAGAAAGGACAGTTGACACCATTGAAAGTGAAATGTCTGTTGCTACAGCATGGTCATGTGCCATTCGATTCCTATCAGCAAGAGATGGATTATATAGTATCACATCCTAAGAGAAATAATTTAATTTGTAACCTAGCAAACGATCTTGACGGTAATACACTCATCCTATTCAACTACATAGAGAAGCACGGCGACCCTCTGTGGGAGATGCTAAATACTAAGGTGAGTAAAGATCGTAAGATCTTTTTTATCCATGGTGGTGTCGATGCTGTAGAAAGAGAAGAAGCTCGCAAGATCTGTGAGCAAGAGAAGAATGCAATCATCCTTGCATCCTACGGCACATTCTCTACAGGTATCAATATTCGTAACCTACATAATGTAATCTTTGCGAGTCCATCTAAATCTAGAGTAAGAAACCTCCAGTCTATTGGACGTGTCTTGCGTAAGGGAGATAACAAAGCACAAGCAGTGTTGTATGACATTGCCGATGATTGCTCCCGAGGTAGTAGGCACAATTATACTCTCCGACATCTCATAGAAAGATTGAAAATCTATGATGAAGAGAAATTTGATTATGAAATCACTAAGGTAAATTTACGATCATGATTAACTACATCCGTCACGACAATGAATTCTACGGCATAGTCAAACTTGTGTCTGGTGAAGAGGTTATGGGAAATATGATTGCTACTAATGAAGATAACTGCACTATGGTTTATGTGTCTGACCCTATAACGCCTACCCTTACTCCTGTTGAGAAACCTGATGGAGAGATGGGCATGGCAGCAGGATTTACTAAATGGATGATGTGGTCAGATGAAGAGTTTTATATTATACAGGAGCCTGATATCGTAACGATTGCACCAATGTCTACAGAGGCAATCATGATGTATAAGATGTGGTTAAGAAAACAGGGTGGGGGCGACCCCGATCCTGGCGTCCCCATGAGTGAAAACATGGGTCTAGTCGGTAAAGTATCAGAGATGAGAAAGCGACTAGAGGATCAATGGAAGAAGAAAGACTCTAAGTAGTTCCTTTCCAACCCTTACATGGTTGAGTATAACTATTATTTCAATAGTTGTCAAGCTTGACCTTTACAACAAATTCCTTTATAATGTGACAGTGAGAAAAACCAAATATGACTGTAATGCCTCCTAAGAAAAAACAACATTACGTTGATAACAAAAAGTTTCTTGTGGAGATCGTTAAGTATCGTGAAGCAGTTGAGACTGCCAAACTACAAGAAAGACCTAAACCTAGGATTACTCACTATCTGGGCGATTGCTTCTTGAAGATTGCTACCCACCTGTCGTATAGACCCAACTTCATCAATTACATGTATAAGGAGGATATGATCTCCGATGGTGTAGAGAATTGCGTCCAATACATTGACAACTTCGATCCTGCCAAGAGCAAAAACCCATTTGCATATTTTACACAGATCGTGTATTATGCCTTTCTGCGACGAATCGCTAAGGAAAAACGACAGATGGATATCCGTGACAAACTCATCGAGAAGAATGGTTACGATCAAGTCTTCCACTCAGATGAGAATGACAATCACGCTGATATGAATTCCATCAAGAGTCGTATCGAAACTAATATGAGAAACTAAATGACCACCACCCAAGGAGTTAAACTGTAATGACCCGAGACGGACTTGAAGAATTGCATGAGTCTCAAGAAAGAGATAACCCATGCAGTGATAGTAATGACCGTGGTTACTGGCGTCGTCGCCTTCGTGAATTAGAGAGTGGTAAGAAGAATGAAAATTCTACTGATAACTGATCAACACTTTGGTGTTAGGAATGATAACGCTTACTACACCAAACTGTATCAGAAATTTTATAATGACATCGTTATCCCATATATCGACAGAGAAGGCATTACTCAAATCCTATGTCTAGGTGATACTTTCGACCGTCGTAAATATGTTAACTTCAACTCTCTAGATGCAGCAAGAGAGATGTGGTTTGATCCACTTGCTGAGCGTGGCATTCGTATGTCTATGCTGATCGGCAATCATGACATCTATTATAAGAATACAATCAAGGTAAATTCACCTGAATTGTTGTTGGGTGACTACAATAATATTGAAGTTATTACTGATCCTACTTCCAAGAAGTTTGGTAAGGTAAACTTCCTCCTTATACCTTGGATTTGTCCTGAAAATAAGGAGCAAGTCATGAAAAAAGTCAAGGCATCTAAAGCACAAGTGTGCTTGGGACACCTTGAGTTGAATGGATTTGAAGTTATTCCTGGTCTTCACATGGATCATGGTCAAGACCCCTCTCCTTTTGAGAAGTTTGACCTGACATGCTCTGGTCACTATCATATGAAGAGTCAAAAGGGTCCTATCCACTATCTTGGTAATCCTTATCAGATTTATTGGAATGATTATGGGTATGATCGTGGATTCCACGTCCTAAATACAGATGATTTATCCATGGAATTCGTGGTAAATCCCTATAATACTTTTAATAAAGTCTATTATACTGATGACATTGATACATCTAACTTCTCACAGTTTGAAGGGACATACGTTAAACTGATTGTAGGTGAAAATAAGGATCAGGTTAAGTTTGATCGGTGCGTGAGGAAACTTCAGCAAGTTGACCTAGCAGACCTGAAGATTGTCGAAGACATGACTCAAGAGTTAGGTGAAATTGATGAAGAAATTCAGGTAGAGGACACCCTTTCTATCCTAGAATCATGTGTCTCTGAGTATAAAAATCGCGAAGAGATCTTCGGTATTCTTAAATCCCTTTATGTCGAAGCGTTGGAGGTCTAATGTTTGTACTAACTGATAACAAATCAGGTGGAGTATATGCAGTTAGAGATGATGAAAAACTAGAGCGTGTCGTCCAGTTGTTTGTTGACAAAGACGATGCAGAACGTTATTATATAATGCTTAAGGCAGATGAATATCCTCGTGATCTCTCCGTCACGGAGGTAGATGAAGCAACTGTCAAAGAAAACTGTCGTCAGTATGGATATCGTTTTTGTGTAATCGATGCTGACAATTTTGTTATCCCGCCACCACAAGATAAATGATCGTATTTGAAAAGATCCGTTGGAAGAATTTCCTGAGCACAGGCAATACTTTCACAGAGATGACTCTTAACGAGTCTAAATCACATCTTGTTATTGGGAGTAATGGTGCAGGAAAATCCACTATGCTGGATGCCCTGTGCTTTGTGCTGTTTAATAAACCATTCCGTAAAGTTAGTAAGTCTCAACTGATCAATAGCGTCAATGAGAAAGAGTGTGTTGTTGAGATTGAATTTAGTATTGGTAAAGTAAATTATCATGTCATTAGAGGTGTCAAACCAGGTGTTTTTAAGATCTTCCGAAACGGAAAACTCCTCGATCAGGAAGCAGCACAGAAAGATACACAAAAATATCTTGAGCAAAGCATACTCAAGTTTAACTACAAGTCTTTCACTCAAGTGGTTATTCTTGGGTCTTCAACTTTTGTCCCTTTTATGCAGTTACCTGCTACGCACAGAAGAGAAGTGGTCGAAGACCTATTGGACATCAAGATCTTCTCAAAAATGAATACGATCTTGAAGGATCGAGTCAAAGATAATAAAGATAAATTTAATGAATGTAAGCATGAGTTGGAGATCTGTGAGACAAAACTAAATCACCAACGTGAATCTATTCATAAACTAACAGAATTGCAGGAAGGAATGATTCTAAAACTGCAACAGAAGTTTAATACTAATGAGGAAAGCATTGTAGGTCTGCAGTCACGAAAGAAAGAGAATGATCACTCCATGAGTGTGTTAGCACACAGTGTCAGCGATCAGGCCGAAGTGCAAGAGAAGTATGAAAGTCTCCGTGACATGCGATCTAAGATCGAGCAGAATAAAAATAAGGCAGAGAAAGATTATAAATTCTATACTAAACATGATAAGTGCCCAACATGCTCTCAAGATCTTCAAGAAAAGCACAAACACCGTCAACTGGTAGACGCTGAGTCTCGCAAGATCAAGTATACTGATGGGTATAATAAAATTGATGAGCAGGTCGGTAAACTGTATGATAGACTGCGTGATCTAAAGGGTTATGGACAGTCAATTATCGAGTTGCAGAGCGATAATATAAGCATTGAAAAACAAATAGCACGACTGCTAAAGGACAATCAAAATATCATGACAGAGGTCAACAAAGAGACTCCTGATATTGACTCAGAAAGGCAAAAATTGCAGGATTATGAGGTAAATTATGCTGAAAATGCAGAGCGTTGTGCTGGTGTGAGTAAAGAATTTGACAACCTAAAAGTTGTATCTGGTCTCCTCAGAGACAATGGTATTAAGAGTAAGGTTATTAGCAAATTTGTGCCTATTTTTAACAGTTTAATCAATAAATATCTGCAGTCCATGGACTTCTTTGTTAACTTTACATTGGACGAAGAATTCAATGAGAATATCCTCTCTCGTTGTCGTGATACATTCTCTTATGCATCGTTTTCAGAGGGTGAAAAGCAGAAAATTGACCTATCTTTGCTGTTTTGTTGGCGTGATATTGCTAAGATGAAAAACTCTGCATCGACTAACCTTCTCATTCTTGATGAGGTATTTGATTCTTCTCTAGATACTGCTGCTACAGACGAATTGATGAAGATTTTGAGGGGTATGGACGAGCGGACCAACCTATTTGTCATCAGTCATAAAGGTGACATCCTTCTGGACAAGTTTGATACTGTGGTTACCTTTGACAAGGTGGGTGATTTTTCGACCATGAAGCAAGACAGTTTATAAAGTGGCACCCTAGTGTCTATACCGACCAATACTGTGTGTATAATAGATGTATACACAAAAAAAGCATGACCGTACAAGAAGTAAAAGGCACCCTTGCCAAACTCCTCGCTACTGAAAACCTTGTTGTTGAGCACAAGGCAGTGAGCACAGCATCCTTTGACGTGCATCGTCGCGTCTTGACTCTTCCTATCTGGAATGCTAAGGAAATTGTATTCAACCTTCTTGTTGCACATGAAGTAGGACACGCTCTCTTCACACCTGATGACGATATCATTTGCAATCTTCCTTGCCCTAAATCCTACGTCAATGTGACAGAGGATGCTCGCATTGAGAAACTAATGAAACGTAAATTTGCAGGTATTTCCAAGGATTTCTACGGTGGATACAAGCAACTTCATGAAGATGATTTCTTCAGTGTCAAGGAGATCAATGTTGAGTCTCTAAAACTGATTGATCGCATCAATCTTTACTTCAAACTAGGTGCAAATGCACTCATGCCATTCTCTCCTGAAGAGATTCCTCTTCGTGATGCAGTTGCTGAAGCAGAAACTTTTGAAGATGCTATCGATGCTGCTGTTGCCATCAAAAACTTTGAAGGAGCACAGAAAGATCAGCAAAAAATCGATGATCTTCCTGAAGTAGACAACCAATCTGGTGGTGGTCATGAGTCACAAGAGGCACAAGATCAGCAATCTACAGAAGAAGGTGAAGGTGAAGAAGATAAGAGCAATGACAGTCAAGGTGGTAGTGAAGAAGCAGACCTAGATACCCCTTCATACCAGAAAGATAACGACGAAGAGGCAATGACTGACCAGTCTCTATCAGAAGCATTGCAGGACATTACAACTGAGCACTCTTACAATGAAACTCGTTACATTGAGATCCCAAATGTTGACCTAAAGCACATCGTTATTGATCCTAAGACAATCAATGACATGTCTAACGAATACTGGAGTCAGTATAGCAGTCCTATCGACCCAACAGCAGTGCTTGACTGGACTGTTGCTGACCAAAACTACAACAATTTCAAGAGAGATTGCACTCGTGAGGTTTCATATCTTCAGAAAGAGTTTGAGATGAAGAAGTCTGCAGCATCATACGCTCGCGAGTCTATTTCTAAGACTGGTGTGCTTGATACTACTAAACTTCACCAGTATCGCTACAATGAAGACCTCTTCAAGAAGGTTACTGTCCGTCCTGATGGTAAAAATCATGGTCTAATCTTCCTTCTTGACTGGTCAGGATCTATGGCAGAGATAATTCATGACACATACAAGCAACTGCTGTCACTTTGCCTCTTCTGCCGCAAGTCTGGCATCCCATTCAGCGTATATTCTTTCGTAAGTGATGCATCTTACGGTCATATTCGTAACTATGATGAGCATGCAGGTAAGGAAAATGACTTCTACATCCCTAAGCACTTCCACCTCTGCGAATTGCTCAATAGTGACCTAAACAACTCAGTTTTCGACCGCTATGCTAGAGATCTCTATCGTGTGACTCAGATGTATGATCAACGCTATGGAAACCGCAATCCATTTGCGTCACGTCCTGTGCCTGATGCTATTCCTAATCACTTACACCTTGGTGGCACACCTCTAAATGAAGCAATCGCTTGCCTTCAGACTGTAATTCCTCAGTTTTCTTCTAAGAATGGTGTTGAGAAGTGCCACGTTACTATCTTGTCTGATGGTGAGAGCAACTGGTCTGGTTACTGGACTAGATCTTCCTACGATGACAGAATTCATCGCAGTTGCATGAATCACAACGAATCTATTCGTTGCCGTAAGACTGGTCGCACATATAACAGACCAGACTGGGGTAACTACCTTACTGAAACACTACTTCGTTACATGAAAGGTCGTTTTCCTCAGTGCAACTTCACTGGTTTCCGTCTTGGAAGTGCTCGTGACCTTAACTACATCCTCGGTAATTACAATTCCATGACAGACTTGCAGAAAAAGAATGTATCTGCTATCTTTAAGAAGCACAAGTCTGCCTCTGCACCTATCATGGGTTACCAAGAATTGTATTTGATTCAAAGTAACAAGTTGAATGATGATGTAGAGTTTGACGTAGTTGAGGATGCAACCAAGGCACAGATCACTCGTGCCTTCAAGAAGACTCTCAAAGCAAAGGCAAACAACAAGAAGATTCTTTCTTCCTTTATCACTCAAATTGCATGAATAGCATTGCATTGGAGGTCATTTTTTGGACCTCCTTATCACTCTATCTACTAATCAAGTTAGGAGTTTTCAAGAGATGAATATCTTCGCAGTAGATGACGATCCTGTCTTGGCAGCGACCATGCTGCCAGACAAACACATTGTAAAGATGCCACTAGAGTGCTGTCAAATGCTCTCTATTGTATTCAGTAAATGGTATCTCAATCACGGTCCTGTCCTCAAAAAGGATGGGACTCCTTATCGTACAGAAAAAGGTGCATTTCGTAATCACCCATCAACTAAGTGGGTAGCAGAGTGTGACCATAACATTCAATGGTTATTACAGCATGGTATTTCTCTGTGTGAAGAGTATACATATAGATATGGCAAGGTCCATTCCTGTCAACCATCGCTGACACTTGCTGCACTTACATATCAATATGGTTGTCCTGACGATCACACTCCATTCTCTCGTGCGATGCCTGAGAAGTGGAAATACGATGAAGATATAGACACTATCACCGCCTATCAACGCTATGTGGCAAGTAAACCATGGGTAGCAACAAACTACCTGCGTGTGCCAGATAGAAAACCGTCATGGGTGGACTACTATTCCCCTTATGCGTGTGTATAATAGATGTATACACAACAAAGAAACACAAATGACTTTTGCACCACATCCTGTGACCACCGACGACATCATCAACTACCTTTCCGCTAAGCATGGCGAGGAGGTTGGCACCACAGAATTGCTTGGTGCTGCTGAGAAATTCTCTTGCTCATTTGCTACTGTCAAGAAGCGTCTTAAGGACTACAAATCAGGCATCGGCAAGTGGAATCTTTCAGTGCAAGAAGTCCGTCAGCAACTTGAGACTGTAGTGAAGCAGACTGAATCTCTTATCCCTTCTAAAGATGCAAACTATGTGCCTTTCGGCAATGCTGCTGACCTCAAGAAGATCATCAAGTCTAAGATCTTCTACCCTACATTCATCACTGGTCTCTCTGGTAACGGTAAGACCCTTGGTGTAGAGCAAGCATGTGCTCAACTCGGACGTGAGTTGGTGCGTGTAAACATTACTGTTGAGACTGATGAAGACGATCTTATTGGTGGTTTCCGTCTCGTTGATGGTAATACTGTTTGGCACAACGGACCTGTTATTGAAGCACTTGAGCGTGGAGCAGTGCTCCTACTGGACGAGATCGACCTCGCATCCAACAAAATCCTCTGCCTGCAATCCATCCTAGAAGGTAAAGGTGTTTTCCTTAAGAAGATCGGTCGTCAGGTTACTCCTGCTGCAGGTTTCAATGTCTTCGCTACTGCTAATACTAAAGGTAAGGGCAGTGATGACGGTCGTTTTATCGGCACCAACGTGCTCAACGAAGCATTCCTTGAGCGTTTCCCTGTGACTTTTGAGCAAGAGTATCCTGCTCCTTCTCTTGAGACTAAGATGCTCAACAACTACTGTGCTGAGTTGCAGTGCTGTGATGATGACTACATCAAGAATCTTGTTTCATGGGCAGACATCATCCGTAAGACTTTCAAGGATGGTGGTGTTGATGAAGTGATCTCCACTCGTCGTCTTGTCCACATCATCCGTGCTTACAGCATCTTCTCTGACCGTGTGAAGGCAATCAAGGTGTGCCTCAACCGTTTCGATGACGAGACTAAGCAATCATTCATCGAGTTGTATGATAAGATTGATGCTGATGTTGACGTATCCGTTGACAATCCTCTCAATCTCTGATATTCTGTATAGATAATCTCTATTTCATTATGGCAAACAAGTATAACGAAGAGGAGATCATCAAAGAGTTACAAGATTACATTAAGGATACCTACAGGGCACACTACTCAAGTGGTCCTGAAGGTATCCAAACTCTTGATCTCATCAATGCTTGTGGTGACGCTGAGGCATTCTGTAGGAGTAACATCCTAAAGTATGCCTCTCGCTATGACAAGAAGGGCACCGCTAGACGTGATCTACTAAAGGTGCTACACTATGCTGTGTTGCTGATTCACTTCAGTGACCAGTCTAAACAAATCGAAACTTACCCCCAGTAATTATGCAACCTGAAGCAAGACAAACTGTTAAATTGAGCAAGCAGACTATTGAGGTATTGCGTAATTTCAGCAGTATCAACAAGTCTATCCTTATTGAACCTGGTAAGTTTGTAGAAACGATGTCAGTCAATAAAAATATTATCGCTGCCTCACAGATCCGTGAAGGTATCCCTGAGCAGATGGCAATCTATGATCTGCCTCTCTTCCTCGGTGCTCTGTCCCTCTTCAAAAGTCCCACTCTCTTCTTCCCTGATAGTAAGAAGGTTGTGATCTATGATGAAGATACCAAGGGTAAGACCACTTTCTACTACAGTGACCCTGAGATCATCGGTAAGGTCCCTGAGTTTAATCCTGATCTTCCTGACCCCGAGTTGTTTTTCGACCTGCCACAGCAGGATCTGGAGCAACTGATGCAGGCATCTAAAGTCTATGGTGTGGAAGACCTTTGCATCTATGGATATCAAGGTGAATACAGTATCTGTGTGAAGGACAAGAAGAATGATACTTCTAATGTCTTCTCATTGCCACTGAAGAAACCTACCTTCCACGAACCTGGCAAGATGACACCTGAGCGTCTCAACTTCTGCTATTGTTTCAAGGTTGAGAATTTGAAACTGCTGCCTGGCAGTTACCATGTGTGCATTTCTAAGCGCAATATTGCCAACTTTACCAGTCTCTCCAACTCTTCTCTTAATTATTTCATTGCGCTTGAGCCCTGATTATGAATGATAAATTGTTTCTTTGGGTAGAAAAGTATCGTCCTAAATCTATTGACGATTGCATTCTACCAGAGAGCACTAAGGAAATCTTCAAAGGTTTCCTAGATCAGGGTGAGATTCCCAATCTTCTACTCGCAGGGTCTGCTGGTGTTGGTAAAACTACCATCGCTAAGGCACTGTGTGTAGAGTTGGGTGCTGATTGTTTGGTTATCAATGGATCTGATGAAGGTCGTTTCCTCGATACCGTCCGTAACCAAGCAAAGGTGTATGCCTCCACAGTCTCGTTGACCTCTACTGCTAAGCATAAGGTCATCATCATTGATGAGGCAGACAATACCACACCTGATGTGCAGATGCTTCTTCGTGCTTGTATCGAAGAGTTTCAAAAGAATTGTAGATTTATCTTTACTTGTAACTACAAGAATAAGATTATCTCTCCTCTACACTCTCGTTGCTCCGTCGTTGACTTTACTCTTAAAGGTAAAGAAAAAGCAACAATGGCAGGAGCATTTTTTAATCGTGTAAAAACTATCCTAGATAGTGAAGGCGTGACCTATGAAGCAAAGGTCGTCGCTGAGGTAGTCCAGAAACACTTTCCCGACTTC